CCTGCAAAGCCCGGCGACACAAGAAAGAAAAAGAAGCAGACTCTCGAACAGAAATTATGGGTAGATGGTAAAGGTGTTTATATCCCGACCGACAATCTTCGGATGATTTTGATTGGAAATAAACATCGGACAGGCGCTGCAAAGATATACGGCAGTGAATATGAGTCGAAGAAAGGCAAGAGGTATCTGGACTTTGCTAAGGCATGTATCTGGGTAGTCGGCGACAATGGTAAGGTCTATTTTGAAAAGGCCCGCAAGACGTGGGACGATGTGGATGTTCGCAGTTTTATCAATGCGACAGGCGGCAGGGACACTACCGAGCGACCTGTATTAAATACGCCTTGGAGTCTTAATTTTAAGGTTCAGGTAACTGACGATAGTGTGCCTTCTGATATTGTGAAGGAGTTTTACAAAGTAGGTGGTATGCGTTGCGGCTTAGGAGTTTACGGCCCGACTTTCGGCAGGTTCATTATTAAAGAATGGAAAGCAAGTTGAAACAATAAGAACGGAGGTGAAGTGAATCGAGGCGATCTGATTTGACAAGATTAGAATTGAAAGCAAGAAGAAGCGAAATGAGCCGAGCAAAATTGATTAGATTTGAAAAGAAAGCAAAATGAGACGAACTGAACTGATTTGATGGGATTTGAACTGAAAGCAATGAGATGAGAACGGAAATGATTGGAATGGAATTGATAAGAGCGGAATGGATATGACCAGAACAGAAAGCAAAATGATAACCTCAATATAGGAGCATTAAATGATTTCATTACAAATGACAGAAGCAAAAGCAAGGAAGTTGGAAGAAGTTGAAGGTTTGGCGTTAGATGTGATTAAAGGAGCATTGGATGATACTTTGGCGGCAGATGACGAAAAGGTCAAGGTGGCCGTAAAAACGATGTCGGTTGTAGCGAAGAATCGCCAGACTTTAACGCATCGGGTGGCTATTGATTTTGGAATGGCGACAAGCATTGCCAGTGAAAAGGAAATGAAAAAGTATATCGAAACTACATCACCGCATATTAGAAAGGCGTTGGCCGGCAAAACAAGCTAAAAACTAAATAGTTGGGACAATCTGAAAACCGAAGCCCTATGACCGAAAGGTTGTGGGGCTTTTTTAATTAGGAAGAAACAAATGGCAGGCGTGGCTAAAGTTAAAATAAACGTAAAGATAACAGGGTTAGGCGATGATGTTGAGGTGAACCCTGACTTCGACGCTGTAACAATGACCGTCCCTGTGGAAACGGCTTCCGGTTATGTGATAGTAGCAGCTGCAACTACTACTGCTCTTCAGTTAAGCGATTTGGCCCCCCAGATAGCCTTGGCCAAGATGTATGGTCTTTACGTTAAGTCTAAGGTCGGAACGATATATATCCAAGTCGATACGGCTGGCACGACTACATTCGGTTCTGCCGCCGCCCATATAACCTTGAACGTGGGCGAGCCGTGTTATATCCCAATAAATCCGTCCGGTAACTTAGGCGTGGCTTTTGACGCCGCCGCCGTTACCGATGCCTTTGAATGGCTTTTATTAGGACAGGCATGATGAATAAGTCACAGGAAGAAAGCATGATGATGAATGACCCCCTGGTATGGGCGTATATCAAGAGGATAAATCTTCGTGACGGGATAGTTTTTACATTAAAGGACATGGAATACCTCTTTGATATTATCGCTTGTGACAAGAAGATAGTCAACTGCAAAAAAGGCTCGCAGATGTGTTTGACTACGGCCTTCTTCATTGATTCTATTCATGCATGTAAATTTCGCAGATACGACCAGAACATAATGTATATGATGCCGACTGTAACGGCGGTAGAGAGATTGTCCAAGGTCTCCTTTGACCCTATCTTTCAATATAACCCGTGGATAATGGGTAAGGGTGATACCAATACTACGATGTGCCGGGAGATAAACGGGCGTTCGATTGTCATGGTAGGCGCCCAGCCCAAGAAGGTCGGTGGTTCAGGGACAAAGGACACCGACAATTTACGGTCTATCCCCTGCGATGATATTAAAAGGGACGAGATAGACCTTATGGATTCCGACATGGTATATATGAGCACGCAAAGACTTTTAAGATCGGAGATTAAAAGAGAGTCTAATTTCGGCTCTCCTACCTATCCGGGTTATGGAATAGATAAATTATACGAGGAAAGTGACCAGAGAAAATGGCAGATTAAATGTAAATCCTGTGGGAAGTATACATGCCTGGCGGACACTTTTCCTGACAGCATCATTCAGGATGACAAACGATGGTTCCGGTCGTGTATTCATTGCCACAAGGAAATTTACGTTATGGACGGCCATTGGGTCGCCGAATACCCCGATAGAAGAGAGGCGGGGTTCTGGGTATCAGGATTGCTTTCGCCTTTGGCCAATCTTGACGATTATATGTATGATTTTAATAAGATTGAAGGCACGGAGATGTCCGAGTTCATGCGTAGCAGACTTGGCATTGCTACGACAGAGGCCGAAAACCAATTAGATGAGGTCACGGTCCTTTCGAGGTGTACCACCGACGCCAACCAAATGGTGTCTACCGGCGAGACGGCAATGGGCGTAGATATTGGTAAGAAGATTCACGTAGTTATAGGAGTGAGGATAGACAGGGAGGCTTACGATATTATTCACGTATCACGATTGAACGATTTGAACGAGTTACATGATTTGGCCTTGAAGATGAACGTTCACAACGCGATTATAGATTCCGGACCTCATGATTTCGGGGTATTGGAATTTCAAAAATCCGAACCATATACAATCTATTTATGCCAGTATTCCGAGCAGATGCCCGGCAAGCCCAAGTACAATTCGAAGGAAGGTATCGTTAAGGTCAACAGGAACGAATGGTGCGATAAGGTACATACTACCTTTGCCCGGAACAGGGTGAAAATTCCCCGTCCGTCCGTGGAGATAAATGAATTTACCCGCGAGATGACCCGTACCGCCAAGACGATTATCGAGAACCCCGATACCGGCGTAGTAAAGCCCCGCTGGATAAAGTTAGGCGCAGACCATTATTATCATGCAGTGCTCTATTTTCTTTTGGCTGCTGCAAGGACTTCACCCCGGCAGCGATACGAAGATAAGATTTCCCGACCAACTCATCAGGTGAATTCATGGAGATGATATGCCTTTTGAATCTGAAAAACAAAGAAAGTTTTTGTTTAAGAATAAACCTAAAGTTGCTTGCAAATTAGCGAAGCATGGAAAGAAAAGGAAGAAATAATGGTTGATAGGTACAACCAGACTTACGATGGTGAGTGGATAGACGTTACTGATTCGGCGTTAATATCGTGTTGCGATTGTGGGCTTGTTCATAATAGAGAACATAGGATTATACAGAGTGAAGATGAAAATCTACGTATTATCCGACGTTATGTTATTGATAATCGAGCTACCGCTGCAAGAAGAAGGTCATTGAAGGCAAGAAAAGAAGGAATATATTCAAAAAGGAGATAATTATGCCTGCTCACACAAAAGCTGAACGAAAAAAACATAAGCGTAAAAAGAAAAGAGGTAAGAAGAAATGACAGAAACAGCAACTAACGCGCCGATATGCAAAACGCAAATATGCAAAAGGCCTTTGACTTATCTTGAGGACTCGAAGTGCTGGCGGTGTTTGATATGCAATCCAATACCGAAAACTGTTCCTAAAGTTCTTCCGAAGAAACCTGCGTTACTTGATAACAAGGTAACAGAGGAACGGGTTGAGCAGATGATAAAAGAGGTTTCTGGTATTAGCGAAGATAAAATCAGGGAAATCGTTCAGGACGAGTTAATGAACTGGCATGTCCCGAAACCTTCGGTAACAGCCGGAGAGGTCGATACCTTGACTAAGCCTGAAACATATATGCAGAAGGCAAAACGGCTTGGCGTAGCAACCCATTACAAGGCCAATGGAACTATGGCTGGTGGTATGAGAAAGAAAGCAGACGTCTTAGCAGATATAGAAAAGGAAGAAAATGTACAAGAAGAATTACGCACCGAAGAGCAGGCAGGAGGTGGCGGGGGCGAACGACCATCTGTGGATACCGGAAGTTCAGAAATGGCCCGCTGACAAAGTTAAGTTCGATGAAAGTATCGAACGTGCGTTCGGTAAAAAGAAATATTGGTTTGAGAAAGAACGCTCTATTGTGGGGTGTTCAGATTAAAAGCCCAGTCAAATAGGGCAAGAAAGGAGGCCAGCAATGGCTACTCACACAAGTTTTGTAAGAAAATCAGGAGTAGATGGCGGAACAATCAGGTTGAATACCAAAGGGCAGTTAGCGGCCGGTGGAATAATGGAACCGTTTAGCGCTGGAACTTTAGGAGGAGCGCCGTCAGTGTTTTATGTAGACGGCAATGTGGTATCGTCCGGTAACGGTCTTTCGTGGTTGTCGGCGGTAAAGACATTGGCCGAAGGCCTTGCTTTAGCTCAGGCTTATCAGAGTACGTCAGGTAACAGGGCGTGGGCGCATCGGTCTACAGTTTACGTCTGTGGTGACGCTCTTGTAGAAGATATTGTGCTTGCTGCGGAAAAGACTGATGTAATCGGTGTCGGTTCTTCCAATAGCCATGATATGGTAGAAATAACCGGCAATCATGTCCCTGCAACAAACAATACATGGGGTATGCGTTGGTATCATTGCCATTTCCAGGAAGTTGATACCGGTGCGATATGGACGTTGCAGGCACAGGAGTCGGGTTGGAAGTTCATCGATTGCGTATTCTCAGCTCGTAGTGTTAATACGACTCACGGCATTTTATGGACAGCCGCTTACAATCTCGAAGTTAGAGATTGTCTCTTCGATGGTTTTCCAAACGCTTTTACTACAGGTGCTATAGTAATCGGTGCCGGAACATCTGATAGAGTTCTAATTCACGACAATCAAATTTACGGCAGATTGCCTATTGTAATCGATGCCAGTTTTACGGAAGTGGCGGGTATTTTGCATATTGATAACAATGTTATCATAGGATTTAACAAAGTTATCACCGACGCTTCTAATTTGGCTGTTGTAACCAGGAACAGAATGATTACTACCAATATTTCTGAAGGCACTCCGGGCGATATGTGGGATGGTGCTTCTGCAAGATGGGCGGATAATCAAATAACCGGTTCCGGTGGAACTGCTGACCAGGTTCCGTATGTATCTGAGAGTTAAAAATGACTACTTATAATTTAATGCGTGGGCGTCTTATTGTCTTGCCGGACGCTGGTAGTAGTAATACCGGCACAGTTGTCCAGTTAATTTCAGATTAGAAGTTTATTATGGTAATGAGGCTAATTCAGTAATGTCTGCGAACCTATTTGATGTTGGTGACTTTCAGAGGCTGGAAACAGAGGCTAATTTAACCGAGCAGCTTCCGCGCCAGCCTCTGGAAGAAGACCGTTCGCCTATAGAGGAGTCGATACAGGACGAACCTAACGATTTTGACATGTTACTTGATGGTTTCATGCTGGCTTTGGAAAGGAGATTACTGCAATGAGTGGTTTTTTTAAAGATATAGAAAGGGAAGGCAGGCGGATAGACAGGCAAGTAGGTCTTCGACCGCCAAGAACAGATGTTGCAATTCCTGAAGAAGCCGAACCAATTGATCCGGTACAGGTTATTGGCGAAAGTGCCGAAGTTGCGCGTAGACGTGAGAAAAGGAAACTTCTGTTCCGCGGCAGGCGCACAACGATACTATCAGGAATAACGAGTGCGCTTAAAAAGAGGTTAGGGGAGTAGTAATGGTAGCTGTCAATATAAATAGAAAATCTCCTATAAATGTAAAGGAAATCCTCAACAGGTACGATGAGGCCAAGAGCAGACGCACAAAGTACAATTCTGTCATGTCTGAGGCTGGATTTTACGCATGGCCCAATGCACAGGACATGGTGCGCAACGCCAATCAGACCGAAGCCCTGGTAAGGACTTCGGAAGTATATGATTCTACTGCCCTTATGGCAGCGTGGAGGATGACGTCCGGGATATTTTCTTACCTTATGCCCGTAGGGGCGTTCTGGTTCAACTTTAAAGCTGTATTGCCGGAACTGAATAAAAATCCTGATATTCAAGATTGGATTTCAGAGGCGACTGCTTTAACGCATCAGGAGATATGGCGGAGTAACTTCATACGTGAGATGTTCATTACTATCCGCTCGATGATAGTCTTTGGCACGGGTGTGATTTCGGTCAAGAAAGTCGGGCAGGAAATAGTTTATAAATCTCATCATATAGGATTCATGTTCTTCGAGGAAAACAGCAGGGAAGAAATTGATACTGTCTATCGACAGATATTCTATACCGCCCGCCAGGCAGCTCAGGAGTTTGGCAGAAGTAATCTTCCTCAAGACATAATTAAGGCGTTAGAAAAAGGTAACATGAAAGAACAGTTTGAGTTTGTTCATGTAGTCGCTCCCAATTCTGATTTCGATAGTTCCAAGATAGGCGCTAATGTCAAAAGAGTAAAGTCGCTATACATTTATATAAAAACCAAAAAAGTTGTAAAAAAGGGAGGTTTTAATGAACTTCCTTATCTTGTTGCAAGGTTCGCAAAGGCCCCGCAGGACATTATGGGTCAGGGACCGGTCATAGAGTTTCTACCTGAAATTAAAATGCTTAACCGGATGAAAAAGACTTTCATCGAGTCTTCTGAAAAGGCAGTCAATCCACCGATGGTTGTCGAAGATGATGGGGTAGTAGGTCAACCTGTAACCAGTCCGGGCGGTATGGTATATATCAGGAACGGTGCACAATTTCCTCAAGCGTGGGACACTGGAACGAATGTCCAGTTAAACGCCGAGATAATCAGAGACCAGCAGCAGTTAGTAAAAGATGCTATGTTCAATAACTTATTCAGGTCTTTAGATGGTCTTAAGAATATGACTTTAGGCGAAGCGGTAATTAGAAAAGAAGATGATTTAGTCATTGTTGCGCCACCTATTATTTCGGTACAAAAAGAGACTCTTAGTCCTCTTATCGAAAGGACTCTAAATCTCTTAAAGAGTATCAAGAAGATTCCGGAACCGCCTGTAAGTTTTGATTTTGATATGATAGACACTTCTGAATCTGCAACAACTATAGACTTTGCTGGAAGGTTAATTTATGTAAATGGAACAGAAGTAGATGGTTCATTATTTGAAACTGATATTATAAAACAAGAGGTAGAAACAGA